TCAACTACTTGCTGTCGATTTTACAGCAGGATTTTCCGAGTTTACAGCAAGGCGTTTCGGGTCCGTTCCCATGACGGCTTTTCGCCGGTCTGCGCGCTTTATGTAGTGCGTGATCTCTGCGAGACTCTGATGGCCTGTCCAAGCGCCAATCTGGTGTGCGGAGGCGCCATGTTCGGCCAGCCAGATCGCCCGAGATTTCCGCAGCCCATGTGCGCTTCGATCGAATCCAGATTTCTCCGCAGCGCCCGATATCAGATTGCCGATCGCGTTGCTTGATCGCGTTCCCTGCTTCGTCGCGAGGAACGTCATGTGTCCCGTTGAGATCGCTATAATCGCTTCGTGCATCATGCCCCTGTCCGCCTCGCCCTCGATGGCGTGATCAGGAAGGGCGCAGGTCCACGGGATGTAGGCCTCCTCTCCCGTCTTGGCCTGACGAAAAGTGAGCACCCCGGCCTTGTCCACCATGCCTCTTCCGAGCATCACTGCATCGCTACGCCGGGCGCCCGTCCAATAGAGCAGCTCCATCGCCGCGCGAGCGACGGTGCCAATGGGCCAGCGCGCCCGGAACGCCTCAATGTGGTCGATCGTCCACGGCTCGTGTCCCTTCAGCTTGGGTGCATCAGGGCGGCGCACCCCTTCGCTCGGGTCGGTCCTGATCGTTTTGCCGAGAGACTGGCCGCACAGGAAGCGCCACGCCTTCATACGATCGCGTGCCTGCACGGGAGTGAGGGGTACAAGGTCGGCCTGAATATCGTCGGTCCGAAGGTGGCGCATCATCGCGTCCTCGGCCTGTTCGCGAATTGCCTCCAGATGCCTGCGCAGGATCGCCCTATAGCCCGCCGAGAGCTCAAGGTAGGCTGCGCTGCGCATAGCGCTCTCTATTGCGGCAGAGATTGTGCCAGAGGGCGCACGTACCGCTTTGGGCGCCGCGCGTAATCCCTCCACATAGGCTGCAAGAAAGGCTGGGTCGTCGGGTGCAACATCAGGCAACTTGATGCGAGGCTGACCGGGGACGCGAAGGTATCGGTATATCCTTCCGGCGCGGCGGACGGTCTGAATGTGCTTAAGCGTCACCGCGTCCGTCCGAACTTGCCCTGACACGTGTTGACCTCTTCCGATTCGCTCTCTGTCGGCAGTTCGGAAGCATAGGCATCCAGGTCGAGTCGGTCATAGAGCTTCCGTCCGCCCAGAATGCGACGCGGGATGCCAAGTCCCCGCAGAGTAGTCTCACTGATCCCGAGGTACGATGCCGCCTCTGTGGCGCCCATGAGGCGCGGGGCGAAAGACAGCTCGGCATGTCTACCCATTCGCGGGTCCATCATTCGCCTGCAGTATCGACTGGCGCTGCTCCGCGATGAGTTTCGCCGCCCGGCGCGCCGCCGCCTCTGCCTCAGCTTCAGAGGCGGCGGCATCTCCCGCTTTGGCGCGGAGGGCGCGGACTTTGGCGATAAGGTCGTTCCGTCTCTGGCGGTTGTCGTTTTCGTCCCTCATCACCAAACCTCATCCTGCCATTTTTCATAATCACGCTGCATCTGCTCCAGCGTCAGCAGCCCGTATTCCGCCCGCAGATACGGGGGCCAGTGCACGGTCAGCCACGGGTCGGATTTAATGATGCGGATATGCTCCTCATTGATCGGCATGCCGGGAGAGAGATACCACGCATCGCTGTGATGATCGTATTCGGGGGTGCAGGATTTGATAAGCTCGCGCATACGGTTGTCGTGCTGCCAGCGCGCCCAGAGACGTCGGATCAGGCCCATTTTGACCTCCAGAGGATAAGGGCAAGAATAGCCGCTACGAGCAGTCCCCCGGGTGCCGGGGTCGGCACAGGCGAGGGGGCAGGCGGCGCAGGCGGGCGAGGGTGATGACTACCTCCACCGCTCGGCGGATTAACGACAATCGGCGGGCGCGGTTCGGGCGGCACATAGACAAACGTGCTGGGCGGCTGGCGCAGTCCGCTGAAATCCACAGGCCATGCGGATTGCGATCCGCAGGTTTCCCCGGAGGGCAGGTATATGACCTGAAAATCGCTCGGTCCTGCCGTGTCTGCGATGGTCTGCGTGATTGTCAGACCAATCGCCACGCCCGCCAGAGTGCTGGGGATGAGTTCGAGCATATGGCCGAGGCGCATCATTGTGCCACCTCCATCTGGTCGATGTTGCGGCGATGGACGTCAAATGTCAGCGCGCAGACCCACGGGTTATCGTTCCACGCGCCGGGGCCGTGCAAGCTGTCCCAGAGCGCCCGAAATGCCATGCGCGGCATGTCCAGATACTCGTCGGTTTTCTGCACGCCCTCGGCCAGCGCGTCCTCGACCGTGATGTCCTGCAGCCGCTGAACGCGCACATCCGTAACGATCAGCGTGAGGCGGGAGGCCCATCGGGGCATATGGATGGAGGGCTTCCATGGCGGGTTGTCCAGCGTGGACTCGCTATCCGGATCATACCAGGTGAGATGAAGTTCGGTCGCGCGATACCACGCTTTTCTGTTGCCGACCGGCCTGCCGTATTGGTCATCAATGTCGAATCCGGTAACAAACGACTCCCGGACCCACAGTCTGTCGCCGACGGCACAGCGCAGACGATACGGCTCAGCCCCCATGACGGTGGTGATCTTGGCCAAGCGCCGCGTCTGGGTCTTTCGTCCCTCGATGAGGGCGCGCACCATGGGGGCGGAGAACAGGATGGGCTTGTCAGCCATCACGCATCCTCCCCCATGCATCCGTCGTAAATCTCTGCGGCGATCATGCGCGGCGCGTCCCCGCCGATGATGTAGAGGCCGTAGGCGACGAGGATGATGCCGGTCGCGGTGCGGGACGGGTCTGGCACGGTCGCGGCAAAGTCTGGCAGCGATATGCCCGCCTCAGCAGCGGAGGCAGCGCGCAGCGCCATCGTGGCCACGGCAAGGCAGCGGTCGGCCTCGCCAGCCTGTGCAGAGGGTGCGAGCATCAAGCCCGCTGAAAGCAGGAAAAAACGCATCATCGCAATGATCCCGTACTAGATTGATGGGGCTTTCTTCAGCGGTATCAGGCGGCTTCTTCGTGGGCTGATGGCGCCTCGGCCTCCGATGGCCACTGCAGTTCGGCGGGCAGCCATGCCTCGATCCGCTTGCCGTCCTCCTTCGTCAGGAACAGCGCGTCGCGGAAATCCTGATCGCGGAACAGGCGGTCGAGGTCCTTGGCCTTGAGCGCCTTTTTCATGGACAGCCAGCCGTCTCCGTCCGGCCCGCCGCCCGGGACCAGCTCCGCCCAGATCGCATCGAGCCGCGCCACCGGCAGGCGGGAAAAGTAGTTTTCGGCCGTCGGCGTCCAGCACGCCCGGATGTTCGCCCCGGAGAGTTTTGCCACGAGCGCCGCAAAGTCCCCGTCCTGCGGCTCATAGAGCCGGGCGAGCGCCGTCGTCAGTAGGGCGTTGCGGGCCTTCTTGCCCATGCCTTGGATGTCCAGCAGATGCGCAGGGGAGAGGTCGGTACTTCCGGCACTGCCCTTGTTGACGGCGTCGGCCAGCCGGTCATCCACCGTTGTCGCATCCGCTTTCTCCGGCATGATTTCTTCCGGTGACAGGCTGATCGCGAGCGGGCGATCCCAGTTCCAGACCGGCGCGGTCAGCGCAACGGTGAGCAGGTCCAGCGCAAGTTCCGGCTTTTCCAGCAGCGCTGTCTGGATGGCGAGACGGCGGATGCGGTGCAAATCCTCCACGAGAGAGTTGGACAGCTTCTCCACCTTGGACGTGTCGGCGACGTCCTCGGTTTGCGGCTTCGCTTCCTTTTCCCGCCACGGGCCGCTGAGGATCAGCTGACCCTCGCTGTTGACATAGATGTAGACGCCCGACGTCGCGCGATCTTCATCGGAGATGTCACCTTCGGAGCGCTTCTCCAACTCGTTCAGCCGTTCGATTTCCTCATCGGTCAGATCGCTGGATTCGAGCAGGCGCTCCAGTTCCTCGGCATCCGCCTCCGGAAGATCCACAGGGATCATGTCCACCCTGAGCAGGTCCTGCGTGACGTCGTAGGGCAGACACGCGTTTTCGGCATGGACCTTAGCCCATGCGTATCCCTCTGAAAGCTGAAGTGCCGCAAACTCCTCCAGGCGCTCGCGGAAGAGCTTGTCCAAAAGTGCCTCGTCCAGCAGCGCGACATCGTCGCTGAACAGATCCTCCCGCATTGCGCCGCCGGCACTGCGATAGGTGTCGAGCCCCAGCCATTTGACCCGGCGGTCATCCAGCCGGACGCCGCGCGGGGCAAGGTTGCGGCGGATGTCGGCCGCGCTGATCCCCCATGTTGTGGTGAGCACCCGGCGCAGCTCAGCCAGCAGCGCCTCTTCCGACTGTGCGGAGGTCAGCGCGCCGGCCTGATCCAGCGTGATCTGATTGCCGCGCAGTGCGTCCAGCGCTGCGGCGGGCAGGGTGGCCAGTGTCATGCGCTGGCGGACGTGCCGCTCCGTCACGGCAAAGGCCTTGGCTATGGTGGCCGGATCGGCGCCGGTGGTACTCATTCGGGCATAGGCGCGGACCTCATCGGCCGGGTGCAGCGGCCGGCGGGCCGCGTTTTCGGCGCTGGCCCAGAGGCGGGCGGTGTCCTCATTCTCGGTCAACAGCACGGGAACCGTTACCGCGTCGGCGTCGCGCCCGTCGCGCCCGGCCAGCAGCTGCAATGCCCGCAAGCGCCGCCCGCCGGCGACGATGCCGATGCGGGTTTCTACGGCCATCGGATCGATGCCCAGCTTCCCGACGGGATCGCGGAAGCCCGACAGGTTCTGCAGCAGCCCGAGCTGCGCGATGCTGTCGGCCAGCGCCGCGATCTCCGCATCAGGTGGCGCACTTCGGGTGTTGAGCGGGTGGATATAGAGATCGGACAGCGGCACGAGGGCCGTAACGGGATCGGACATTGTGGTGCTCCTTGCGGTCATCTGACCAGCTCCAGCAGGGCGAAAGCGGCCTGTGCGGCAGTGATGGCGATCAGGGCGATGGCGACAAAGCCGCAGAGGCGGCGCCAGAAGGCCTCGATCAATTCCTCGCCCCGGGTTGCAGGCTGTACGACGACCAGCTTTGCTTCCCTCGCCTGTTCAAGCCGGCTGGCGAGGCGGAGGGCGCAGTGCGGCGTGATCAGAAGGCTTACCGGCCCGCCGTAAACAGCAGCAATCCGCAGGCTATCCGGGAGATTCTGAATGTACTCGTCCGCTGACAGGTTGAATTCGCGGGCGCGTGCAAGATCGTCGGCAAAGGGATCGGACATCACGCGTTCCAATCGTGTTTGAGGGAAAAATCCCGGCCCGCCTGTTGGTATCCGGGGGGATGGCGGGCCGGGAAGGTACGCGCCGGGGACCGAGAGTGGTTGGCGCGGGACCGCAGCCGGGACAGGTGGCTGCGGATTGGGGTTCAGGCCGGGACCGGGCTTCCGGCGGTGAGCATGGCGCGGCGGTTGTCCAGCAGGATGTGCCACGCCTCGGTGCGCAGGTCCTCAGGCAGGCGGGCGGCGAGATCGGTATCCGTCACGGCGCGGCGTGCATGGGCCACGGCAGCGGGGTGAATGGCGATGGGTGTCGTCATGGTGATCCTCCATCGGGGCAGACAAAGTGTCCGGGTGTTCGATGAGGAGAATATAGGTTAAAAAACCTACGTCAAGATAAAAAATAGGACAATAAACCTATGTCAGTTTACATGACGAGCGACTGTATGCCAGAATCACCCTGCCGGCGCCGGGCGGCGGCGCGTGAGGGCGGCATGAAAAAGCCCCCTCGGTGAAGGAGGGGGCTGTGACCACAGCAGAACAGAATGAGGGCCTCTCTGAAGCGAGCGAGCTCAACCTGACGAAGCAGGTGTTGGCATTGGCGCTTCAACTCAGCGAGCTACAGGTAAAGGTGCGGCGTATGAATCGCCGGATCGCAGAATTGGAAAGGGAGATAGAGCCGACCGAGTGTGTTGACACAACACCGTTCCGCGACAGGTCATGGTCCATAGAGTAGTTGGTTAGTCGTCGATTTCCTCGGGTTCTCCTGGGCGGCCAAAGCCGACTGAGCTCTGTTGAAGGTCAATACTTTTGGGGCCGTTGTCCGTCCGTCTTCTTTTTATATAGTCCCCTATACGATAGCCATCAGTGGCGAACTCGAAATCGACCGCCCGGTGTTCGTCGAATACAGTTTCGTATTCAAGGACACCGACTACGCCGATAAGAACACGCATCGTGTTTGTTTCGTTATCCAAGGCGACTGCCTTGTGTATAGCCATCACTGTAGGAAGATTTCCGACGCTCAGGGTCCGCTCTGCGCCCGCCTGAGGGCCGCTGTAGTATGAACTCGTGAAAGTATGTCGAAGGTGATCTTTGTGGCCGCCCTTCTCAAGGTGCTCACGAACGAAGATTTCAGCCATAATCCGAAAGCGCCGTCCGGGGGTTTGCCCGGTATTTCGGACCGAGGCGGTGAAGCCATAGGCTTCCAGAGATTGTTCTCCTTGCTTCGGCACGGTCCGTCCGCGGTAGGAAACAGATAGCTTGGAGACACTGAGATAGGCGCGAGCATGGTCCCGAGATTACAGCTCCTGAACCTCTACTGCACGAAGGGCCGCATTCGTTGCTTCTCTGGACGACTGAAGCGTCTTGAAGAGTGCGATCAGGCCCAGGGCAGTGGCGATGAGAGAGCCAAGGGAAATTGCAGCGGATAGACGTGCAATCGAAACTGCTTCACGGTTCCAGATGTCCTCGGGGCTGATGCGCGGAGAGGTCGTCTCTGCTTCCTTCGAAATGGTCTGCAATTCACCATAGAGGGACTGTGCAGCGAGATGCTGTGCGAGAATCCATACCACCGGAGTGAGAGCAAGGAACAATGCAACATAGGCCATGGGTCCTTGCCAGAGTGAGCGGGGGATATTTCCAAGCTTGCTCCACTTGGAGCGATAGCCGGGTCTTTGTGTCTCCATGACCGATAAGACTCTCTACCTTGACCGAATCTCAGACATGTTGTTGCTTTGTTCTCATTATGATGTGGTAAATTCAAAGGGTTAAGTGGTGAGACAGGTTACTGATTGGAATGAGATTTTGACGCAGCTGCGAGAGATTGTTGCTCAGCCCGCTGGTGAGCGTCGTGCATACCTCTTGCGGCAGCTAGCAGCATCTCCCGCTCTGCGGGTTCTAGTTGATCAAGCAGAAACAGAACCTCGGATACGACGGGATCGTGCTGCTCAGACATAAACGTCTCCACTGTCTCTCCGAGAGCGCGGCATATCTTGATCGCCGTATCGATCCTCGGATTCCGATGAAACTTGATCATCTGCCGGATTGTGCTGTTGTCCAATCCGGCAGCTTTCGCGAGCCCTGCCTCGCTAAGAGACGGGTCTGCTGCGATGCGGTCTGAAAGGATGTCTACGAAGTCGCGCATAGGAAAAATATCCTATCCCCAAGAAGTTGGGGCAATCGGATTAAAAACCGTTGACGATATAGGTTTTTAAACCTAGTCTCCGCCTCATGGAACACCTCATGAGCGAAATCAGGTTGTACGCTGCGGCGCGGGGCATCCTCCCTTCCACCGTGCTGCAGAATGCAGCCAATCTCGGCGGTACCACTTGGTCGAAGTGGGAGGCGGGAACCGCGTCCTGCACGATGAAGGTCGCGGAGAAAGTTCGCGCCTACATGGCGGCCAATCCTCCCGAAGAAAAAACCGAGGCGGCGGAATGACTTTGCCCTCATCCGCCGCCCCTCACTCAACATTGGAGACAGATCGTGACCGGAGACGAAATCCTTATGCTGATCAATCTGATCGCGCTGCTCATTCAGGTGGCGGCGGTGATCTACCAGATACGTACGCTCTGGCTCTTGCTGAGGTGACGGCGGTCGAGCCAGCGGTAGCGGATAGTCAGCCGGCGTGGCAGCCGGCCCTTGGCGAGGATTTCGAAGCGTGTCTTGCGCGCGGGGGGCACATGCAGGTCGAGGCCAGAGATGCGTCGACGCGCTGTGACGCCCGCGTCGGTCTTCGGAAGATGCTTTGTAGTTCTGCTCCGCATCTCTCCGGTGATGTACTCTTGGTAGTGGGTCTCGGTCTCCTCCATAAGCCGCTGGCTCATTTCCACCCGTCCCGGCTGGAACCATGGGATGGAGATGCTCTCGATGGTGAGCGTGGCCGGGCCACTGCTCGTCGCGTCGATGCGAATCTTGTGCCAGCCGGGCCAAGGGTCGTCGGAGAAAGTTCTCACTTCGAACACAGGCGTGGGGCGCATGAGGGCCCTGCGGGCGGCTTGGGCCGAAACGGCGGCGGCACCCGCGCTGATCCCCATGAACAGGATGTTTGCGCCGGTGATCCATGCATTCCCGTTTTGTGTGAGGACATCCCAAGTGTGCTGTAGTGCAAGCCAAGTCATGCAGAAGTCGCCTCGTGCCGGTGATACCGCGGCGATCTTGTGCTGCGCGGTGCAGCCAGTCGAGCCGAAAGGTTCTGTCTTCACTCTTAGAAACGAGGCGGCGGAATGACATTGCCCTCATCCGCCGCCCCTCACTCTCTACGTGGTCACCCTGAACGGGACCAGCATGGAGCGTATTGCGTGGAAAAGTCTTGCCGAAAATCGACGGGCGTGGCGACGGTCGCGGCTCAGGATGAAGAGGCGGAGTTGCAGAGGTTCGCGCGCCTTCTTCGCAAGGCATTTCCGGGGGCTGCCTCGGACCACGAACTGTCCGAAACCGCCGCCGCCGTGCTGTCCACGCGTCGCCGCAATGTCCAGCCGAAGACCGTCCGCAACTGGCTGAACGGGGATAACACGCCGCATTTCCGCCATGTCATGCGGGTGCTCGCCATCGCTGGCGCGGAAGGGGTCTTCGGCCTGCTCGACCCGGAGGATCGCGCATGAACACGTTATTCTGGATCCTGCACCGCCTCTACCGCGTCCGCCAGCATCGCGCGGAGCGTAAGGCGCTGCGGTTCAAAAAAAAGGCGGAAAAGTTTTTCCACTTCGTCAAGCCCAAGGCTGTGGAAAATGCAGAGGAGCAGGTCGAATGACGGATCGTGTGCCAGCGGATGACGAGTGCCACCGCGCACTGTGCGAGCGTGAGAGCGCGGGGTCGGCCGATCTGGCCTTCCTCCTGACCGGCGGAATAGCCACTCCGGTCGTGATGGTGGGAAAAATCCTTCCGTTTGCGCCGGTATTCCGGCCTGTCAGGGCTTCCGGCGCCCGATGACCCACACCTTCACCTCGATCGGCAAGGCGGCGGCGCGGGTTGGCCATCGCGCCACGCTCCGCGCCCAGCTGCTGGAGCATCTGCGGTCGGTGGGTGGGGTGCGCACGCTCTCTGAACTGGCGGAGGAACTGGGGCGGGATTGCACGCTGCTCCGCGCCGATCTGGATTTTCTCGAAGCGGCGTCGCTGGTCTGGCGGCGCGACATGACGTGGGCCCCGTTCGGGGTCGAGCTGACGGAACCCTGCTGGTGGGCACCGCGCGTGCCGATGCCGGCGCAACCCGAGGGCAGATCATGAATCTGGACGATATGAGTGCGGATGACCTGAAGGAACTGAACAAGTCGTTGTCCCTGATCGGGCGGGCGGCGGAAACGCTGGCGGCACTGCCTGCCTCGGTCGAGGGCGGTGTGCGGATCAGCCTGCAGCCCGGTGGGGTGGCGGTGCTGGCAACGGCATGGATGATGCCGGAGTGCCGGGAGGGCGGGTGCACCTGCGCCGGGGATGTGGGTGAGCTGGTGGTCGACGATCTGGTGGTGCGCGGCTTGGAGGATCTGCAGCGTCCTATTCTCGCGGATGGTCCCCCCGCCGCACCGGCAGCGTCACCGCCGGAAACGGGTGAAAGCCCCGAGGCGATCCCACGCGCCGAAGCTCCGGTCGGGGAGGTGGCTCCGGCTGCCGCTCCGGCCGGGGAACCCTCCTGTGCATCCAATCAGCTGGCGCAGGTCTGGACCGAAGACGACGAAGCGTTGCTCATCGATCTGGTGGCGGAGCGTCTGGCCGCTGGGGATACCCGAAAGGCCGCACTGGAAGTGGGCGCGGCGGCGATCGGGCGGACGCCGTCCGCCAGCGATTTGCGTCTGCGGTCGAAGCTGGAAGAGCGGCTGCAGGCGGCCATTGAAAATCATCGTGCTGAGCGCGCGAGACGAAACGCGGCGCTGGAGCGCATGGCCGTGGCTGCGGCAGAGAAGCCCGCGCCGGTTGCATCTGCGCCGCCCGCAACCCCCGCGCCGAAACCGGAAGCGCCCGCGCCATCTGAGGAGGAGTTGACCATCGCGCAGCGCGGCATCCTGCTGTCCCTGCGCAAGCTGGGCGGTCGCAAGGGGTTTGACCCGGAAACCGATCTGGAGATCGTCGAAGGCTTTGCGCGGGGCACGAAAGCCGCCGTGCTGGCGCTCGACCTCGATCTCGATTCCGCGCTGATGGTGTCGCGATTCAAAGACCTGACCTCCGTGATCCGTGATGATCGGGGTCTCCTGACGATCAACGGGCAGGCGGACCTCATGCAGGTGCTGCGCCACATGGTCAGGGAGGCGCGCGGCGTCGCCGCGTGACCCGGTATGGTCAGCGTTTCCGACGATCCGCGCCGCGCCGAGGCGTTGGCGATGGACATCGCCGAGATTGCCGACCGGCTTGCCATTCAGGGGCTCAAACGCGCCGGTGCGCGTGAACTGACCGGCTCCTGTCCGCAATGCGGCGGGCGGGACCGGTTTTCGATCAACACCGCCAAGCGGGTGTTCAACTGCCGCCACTGCGGCGGCACGGGCGGCAATATCGATCTGGCGATGTTTGTCCTCAGCCTCGATTTTCCAGCTGCCCTGACGTGGCTGTGCGGGGAGCGGGACGGGATATCGGAGGCGGAGCGCCGGGAGCGCATCGCCCGGGCGGAGGCCAACCGGGCGCGCAATGAGCGGCGGGCAGAGGCGGAGCGGCAGCGCGCCATTGCCGGTGCGCGTGATATCTGGTCGGCCGGGGTGCCGGCTGAGGATACGCCGGTGCGGGATTATCTCGCCCTGCGGGGTGTGCCGCGTGAGCGGTTTCCGCGCCTGCCGGCGTCGCTGAGGTATCACCCCGATCTGGCCTATACGATCCAGATCGGCGGCACATGGGTAGAGGTCCATCGCGGACCCGCCATGCTCGCTGCGATCCAAGCGCCGAATGGGCGGTTTCAGGGGGTGCATCGCACCTGGCTGGACCTGTCCCGCCCGAAGGGCAAGCCGGTGATCCTGCATCCCGAGACCGGCGAGCCGGTCAAGGTCAAGAAATCCCTCGGCTCGGTGAAGGGCGGGGCGATCCGCCTGACGCTCCCGGCCCGGGTGATGGTGATGGGCGAGGGGATTGAGACGACGGCCTCGGCCCTCGTTGCGGATGTGCCGCCGGGCGCCGGGTATTGGGCGGGAGTGTCGCTCGGCAATATGGCGGGCAGCCGGAAGCTGGGGGAGGGGATGCGGTACGCCGGTATCCCGGACCTGACGGACCGCGCCGCCTTCGTGCCGCCGCCCGGAACGGAGCGGCTGATTTTCATACAGGACGGGGATTCGGAGCCGCGGCTGACGCGGGCGCAGCTGCTGTCAGGCCTGCGCCGCGCGATGGTCCTCCGCCCCGGTCTGCAAGGGCAGATCGTCCATGCCGGGACAGGCGTGGACCTCAACGATGTACTGATGGGGCAGGAAGATGACCTCTGAACTTTATCCCGCCAGCGCTTTGCGGATGGCCTCGTTCACGAACGCGCTCTTGTTGCCAAGTTCGGCAAGCCGGGCGGCTACGTCCGCGTCAATCATCAGGTTCATGCGCACCTTTCTTTCTTCGGCCGGCATGGGCGGTCGGCCCCGCCGGGCGGTGGAGAAGAACGCATCGCCCAGTTCGCGGACTTCGCCATCCTTGCCGATCATCGGATCATTCCTGCTCATATCGCTTCCTTTCCCTTGTATTGGCCTTGCGCAGGCTGATCACCCGCAGGGCATCGCCGCGGATACACCACGCCACCACGCAAAGCCGGTTCCGGATCGGGACGAGGCTGACGAACCGGCGTTCGGCATAGTCCTCGCGCAGGTCCTCGGCGGTCAGGGCGCTGTCCCAGTCAGCCTCGGCCACACTGGCGAAGTCCAGCCCGCGCTCCCGCAGGGTCCAGTCTCGCTTCGCATCGTCCCAATCGAGTTTCATAGGTTTTATATACACACCAAAAATGCCCCGCGCAATATGGATGTGTATGGAAAAGAAAACCGATTGAGGTCAGAAAAATGACCGATCGTGTCGAAAGCGTCCGCTCCATCATGTCCAATCCTGAGGACGTGGATCTGCCTGAGGGCATGGATGTGGCGCCGGAAGACGGCGGCAATAGCCCGTCGCCCGAAGACCCCGCACCCCGTGATGAGGGTGAGCCGGATGAGCCTCCGGCAGCCCGCTGCGTTGACCTGCCGCTCAATGACCACGGCAATGGTCAACGGCTGATCGCGCATTTTGGCTCCAATCTGGCCAATGTCAAACGGGTCGGCTGGTTCGTGTGGGATGACACCCGGTATGTCGCCGATCCCGATGACGTTGCCGTGCGTCGTCTCGCACACCGGATGACGGAGCTGATCGAGGCCGAAGTCGAATACATGGTGCTGCCGGATGCCGAGGCGGATATCCTCGCGGAAGCTGAGCAGATGGCGGTGATTCTGGATGAGATCGGGGTGATCCCGGCCAAGGACAGGACGCCCGACCAGCTGGATCAGATGATCGCCGCGAACCGGGTGATTGCGGCTGGCAAGGAGATCAAGGACCGGCGCGACAAGTCGATCGGTCGTAGGCTCACCCATGCCAAGAACGCCGGAAACAGCAATACGATCAATAACATGATTACCGAGGCAGGCGCGATCATCGCGCGTCCGCTGGAAGACCTCGATGCCGATCCGCTGGTGATCAACACGCTGGGCGGTGTTCTGCGGTTCCGGACGGAGCCCAACACCGAGGATGATGGCGGCATGTATGCGCCGCCGCCCAAAGTCATCGTCGAGCGGCTCGATCACAGCCGCGATCAGCTGCTGACCAAGATCATGCCGGTTGGCCTCGATCCCGCTGCCAAATGCCCGACCTTCGTGGCCTTTCTCAACCGGATCCAGCCCTCGCGCGAGATGCAGGGGTTTATCCAGCGCTGGTTCGGATATTCGATGACCGGCCTCACGCTGGAGCAGGTCTTTGCGTTCTTCTACGGCGCAGGTGCCAACGGTAAATCCGTGCTCGTCGATCTGATGGCCCGGATCATGGGCGACTATGCTGCCTCGGCCAAGATCGAGTCAATCACCGGCCGCAGTCGTCGCGGCGGCGGCGATGCCACCCCGGACCTCGTGCCGCTGATCGGTGCGCGATTTGTCCGGACCTCCGAACCCGATCAGGGACAGCAGCTGCAGGAAGGCCTGATCAAGGAGCTCACCGGCGGCGAGCCCATCATGGTGCGGTCGCTCAACGAGAACTTCATCACCGTCTATCCGTTCTTCAAGCTCACGATCTCCGGCAACCACCGTCCGGAGATCAGGGGCGGTGATGACGGCATCTGGCGCCGGGTGATGCTCGTCCCCTTCGAGGTGCAGATACCACCCGATGAGCGTGATCCAGACCTGGGCGACAAGCTCTATGCAGAGCGGGACGGTATCATGAACTGGCTCGTGCAGGGGCTGCGGGATTACCTATCACATGGGCTGCAGATACCCGACCAGGTGCTGAGCGCCACGGCGGAGTACCGGGAGGACAGCGATCCGCTGGCGACCTTCCTGACGCAGGTCTGTGGCGTCTCCGGCAAGCCCGAGCACTCCATGCGCGCCAAGATGCTGCAGGAGGCGTTCGCCTACTGGCTCGATGAGGGAGGGCGCGGCGTGTGGAAGCCCCGCACCATCTTCAATGGGCTGAGCGCCAAGCAAGGCAAATGGCGCAGTCCCGCAACCGGTCAGACCTTCACCCGGCGCAAGACGTCGGATGCCTATTACGACGGGATCGCCCTTCTGGAGCCCTTCAAGAGCCGCTTCGAGGAGTATCAGACAGTTCTAGCCCGCGCCGAGTTCCGCAGGTCCGGGGACTTGATATGACGCCCCGCACCCCGCTTTCGCTCGAAATCAGGGACGTCAGGGACGTCCGGGGCACAGCGGAGGGGCGACGTCCCTTGAGCCGGGGTCCGGGGGAAAGCCTGCGAAATCAGCGGGATGAAGCTGGGTCAGGGACGACAGGGACGTCAGGGACGACGATGCGCGCACGCGCGTGTGGTGATGGAGACTACGAAGGGTGCGGGGGATCGCTGTTCATGCGTAGCGTGGAAACGTCGTCCCTGACGTCCCTGTCGTCCCTGATTATCAGCAGGTCATTGATTTCACGTGTTTATCTTCCCTCTCATCCCACATCCTGTCGTCCCTGAAAAATCATCTGTCGTCCCTGACGTCCCTAAGAAGAACAAACGAAAACAAGATGCTGATAAAGCGGCAAACGGAGGCACAAGATATGGATTTCAGCGCAAAAGGTCTGAGTGTCGGGGATGTCGTGGCGGCTGGTGGGGGGCTTGCCCCCGTCTTCGTGGCGGGTCCGGCGCGGTGGTATGCGCTGCGGGTGTCGCCCCAGCGGGAGGATCAGGCGGAGGCGTGGCTGCGGAGACGGGGGGTCTATGCCTTCCACCCGGTGCTGATGCGTCGGGTCCATCGCATGGGCAAGGCGCGGGACTATGCGCGCCGCTATCTGCCGGGCTATGTGTTCGCGCGATTCCCGGGTCAGGCCGTGCCGCACCGGCTGGTCGGTCGCTGTGGGATCACCGGCGCCATCTGCTGCGCCGATGGGTCATGGGGCATTCTGGAGCCATCCGACCTGCGCGCCCTCCATGCGATGCGCAAGGTCGATGCTGACAGCGATGAGGAGCGCCGTGCGCTCCGTGCTGCACAGAAGCGGGCTCGCTCGATCCGGGTGGGTGAGCAGGCGATGTTTCGGAGTGGTCCGTTTGCCGGGACGCAGTGCGAGGTGGTTGAGCTTAGGGCTGATGATGGAGCGAAGGTTATCGTGACGATCTTCGGCCGGAAAACGTCCGCAGACGTATCTGTCGCCGATCTCGTCAACATTAAACGGTCCTGTTGACAGTCTCGATAGGCTGTGAGTATGTTTCTGTTATAGACTTATGTTGGCAAGCCCGCCCCCAAAGGGGGCCTTGCGCCCCAACTGGTGGTCGGTGACGCGGGGTTTCTAAACTCGTGACACGGGGTTATAATGTCCTCACTATCGATGGAAGCTAAGGAATGGTTGCGGGTCAATGACCCGGCGCGCCGGTTCAGAGCTAAGAAATACAAGGCGATGGTTGCTCACAAGCGTGGAAAGATCGCGCTGGGGCCAGCAGCCTCTTCAGTAGCTATCGACAGAAAGGCGAGAGATGAAGAACCGGTCCAGTCAGGTCGCTTTCATGCTGCACCGCCGTCCGCTTTGGCATTCCTGAAACAGAACGTAGGGTTTCAGGGTGAAGACTGTCTGTTCATGCCGTTTGCGAATGGAGTTTCGCCGCGTAAAGTGAAATTCCGTGGAAAGCCTACGCCATGCTCGCGGGTAATGTGCACTCTAGCTCATGGTGAACCTTCCATAGAACGGCCGCTATCTCGGCATTTGTGTGGAAATGGGCATCTGTCGTGTGTCAATCCTGCGCATCTTGCATGGGGCAGCGATTTCGACAACGCCTGTGACGCTCAAGTCCATCGGTGCATGGCGTTGTCATCAGCTGCAGAAAAGGCTGAGGCCGCAAAGCTCGCTGAGGCCTTAAGAGAGAAGTGCCGGAAGTAAACTCTCTGACAGCCTGTAATGTGCCCTGAGGGATGTCCTTGGGGCCTTTTGCTTTTCTGGAGTATCGTATGGGCTACTCGCCTAACATAATGGTCGCTCCATGCCCGGGCTGTGGCGCAAGGCCGAAGGTGCATACCCGCATCATCAGGTTCGCCGCGCAGCTGAGATGTAAGTGCGGCATCGCCGGGCAGTGGGTGCAATTGAGAGATGTAACGGACAACCCGTGGAATGCTGCGTCTAGAGGCTGGGATGTGATCGCAGGACGGATCATGCCGCGCTTTCGGACCCCTCGGAAAGACTGAAAGCAGCGGGGACATCATGATCGAACTGACGCTCGACGACGGCGGCTTTCAGAAGGCGCTTCGTCAGTTGGCAACCAAAGATGTCGCTATCGCGGCGACATGGGCCATCAACGATACCGCGGCGGATGTGCTGGGCAAGGTGCAGGCCAACGTACGCGAGCGCTTCGACCGTCCGACCCGCTTTACTCAGAACGCATTCGCAGTGGTGAAGAAAGCCCGGCCCAATGAGCTTGAGGCGGTGGTGGGTGAGCGTCCCTCTGTGTCGCAGCGCCATTACCTCAAGGTGCAGGAGCGGGGCGGTCAACGCGGAATGACCGGGACGGAGAAGCTTATTTCCCTCGCGACGCCGACGCACATGGATATCCGGGGGGTGCTGCCTGCTGACGAGGCCAAGCTCGATGCCTTCGGCAACTGGTCGAGCGGGGAGCGCAACCGGGCGCTGTCAGCGATCCGTGCTCAGCGGGACGTGACAGCAAACACCACCATCGCATCGAAGAAGCGTCACAAGACACGGGCGACCTACTTCATTCCGCGCACCGGCCTCACGCCGGGCATCTATCGGAAGGACAGCACGGGCGCGATCGGGATCGTCGCGGTGTTCACTTCGAAGGTGCCGACGTATCGCCGCCGCCTCGGGTTCATGGACGGGGCGGAGGAGGCGTATCGGACGCGTCTGCCCCTGCACCTGCGCCGGACCCTCGCCCGGATGGTCGAAAAGAGGGGTCTGGGTCCTTCCGGGCTGGATTCTGCACGCGGGTAATTCGCACCCCGGTTCGTGCGCGTTTTTTTAGTTTTCCGCACCTTAACAAGAGGTTGTTGTTGTGGTTCCCGAGGTAAGTCAACCTGAAACTCCGGAGCTGATGCCGGTCGAGGTCGACGATGCGATGCGGGACCTGTTGTCCCGGTTTCCTTTGCCGCATGGCGTCGAGGATGCCGATTGCAGTCAGGAGGAAATCGCCCAGGCGTTCAACATGTCGGTAAACACGGTCGCGACATGGATAAAACAAGGCGGGATGCCGGTGGTGCAGCACGGCGGCAACGGTCGCCGTTACATCATCCGGCTGTCCCACTGCTGGGCGTGGCGCAAGGCGATGGAAGCGCAGGAGGATACCAGAGACCGGCATAACAAGGCGCAGATCACGGCGCTTCAAGCATCTTTCCTTGGCCTCGAAGTTACCGATCCACGCGCGGAGATGACGCCACAGCAACGCCGCGAAGCAGCTATGGCTGATATCGCGTGGTCAAAGGCCGCGCACATGCGCCGCCAGCTGGTCCCGCTTGGGGATGTGGTCAATCTGCTCGAAAGCCTGTTTCAGATCGTGCGCGATGGCGTCGAGGCGATGCCGGATCGCCTCGAACGGGAGCTGAGCCTGAAACCGGATCAGGTGTCGGCAGTGGTTCGCGTCGGAGACGACGTGTTGCGCGCCATGACCGAGGCCGTGGAAGAGGCGGAACTCAAGGAACGGGATGTGCCGGATGTCGACGTTCAGGAACGATGGCTGATCTGAGCGGCGCGCCGGTCTCGGCTCCGCGTGGGGTTGAGCCGCTTCCTGCGTATACCGATCCGCGGTCGGCGCTGAAGATCGCACTGCCATCGCTGCGACCAGCCGCGCGCATCAGCGTCACCGAATCGGCAGAACGCTACATGCGGGTGAACGTCTCTGGTCAGTGGCAGCCCTTCCGCGCGGATGTCGCGCCCTACATGGTCGAACCGACCGATATGTCGGCGTCGCGCCGGTTCAGGGGTCTCGTCTTTGCCGGGCCTTCGCAGTCGGGAAAAACGCTGATGTTGCAGACGGTCGCAGCCCATGCCGTCATGTCGGACCCGGGCCGGGTGGCAATCTTTCAGATGACGCGGGATGCTGCCGCGCTCATGGAGCGGGAAAAGATTGCGCCGGTGATTTACAACAGCCCGGCGCTGCGCGGCCGGCTGGCCAAGGGACGGGGATCGGACACGATCTTCCAGAAGCTTTTTGTCGGCGGCACCCATCTGACCCTCGATTGGCCGACGCCGGAGAAACTCGCCTCGACCACGGTCCGCACGCTGCTCGCGACGGATTTCGACCGTCCGGCTTGGGGAAATGGTACAATCGGAGACGGTGATCCCTACACGCAAATGCGGGCCCGTACCCGGACCTATCTTTCGCGCGGAATGGTTGTCATTGAGAGCAGCCCGGGCGCGCCGATCGAGGATGAAAGCTGGCGACCCCAATCGCCGCATGACTGCCCGCCCGTCAGGTATGGGGTACTGTCGCTATATCCAGGCGGGACCCGTGGACGGTGGTACGTACCATGTCCAGATTGCGGGGCGATGTTCGAAATGACGTTCGCACGTCTGGTTTACCCCGATTCCGCGGACCCAGTAGAGGCCGGGGAGGCGGCCCGGATGCGATGCCCGCATTGCCACGAGACGTTCGGGCATGACCTGAAGCGCGAACTGAATGGCGCGGGGTGCTGGTATCACGAGAGCACTCCGGACGAAGGTGGCCGGATAGACCTCGTCCGTGTCGATGACGGTAATCTTCGCCGCACCGATCTGCTCAGCTACTGGCTCGACGGGGCGAGTGCGGCGTTTGCCAGCTGGGCGGAGCTGGTCACCGCCTACCGGCAGGCAGAGGATCATTTCGACGCAACCGGCGACGAAGAAAAGCTCCGCGCCACGGTAAGCACGGGGCAGGCGCAGCCCTATCGCCCCCGCACTGCGAGCTCCGAGATGGAGATCACGCTGCAGGGACTGAAGGACAAGGCGCAGGGGATCGACACGCCGAAAGGTGTGGCACCATCATGGGCGAAGTACCTGACCATCTCGGTTGACGTTCAGGGCGGCCGCTTTCCGGTGGGAGTGACGGCGTGGGGGGAAGGCGGGCGACATCAGCCGATCGACCGCTTCGACCTGATCCAGCCCCCTGCTGGTGCGCCCGGATCGTCCGGTCGGGCCTTGCGGCCCTTCGAGATCGCGGAAGACTGGATCGTTCTGGAGGCGCTGTCGACACAGGTCTGGCCGGTCGATGGCGCGGACTGGGGTCTGCGGGCCGTCGCCATCGCTGTCGACATGCATGGTGGCGGTGCGACCACGGACCATGCTTATCGCTTCTACAGGGCGCGTCGGAAGGCGGGGGAGGGAAAGCGCTGGTTCCTGACGCGGGGAAACGGTGGTCTCCACCACACGGACCGGGTCTGGCTGCGGGCGCCAGAACGCGCGAGCGGCAAGCGGCGGGTGGCGAGCGACATCAAGATTCTCAATATGGCTACCGACAAGCTGAAGGATGCGGTGGCTGCATCGTTGCGCCTGACAGATGACGGCCAGAACCTCTGCGTCGTACCCGGCTGGATGGAAGTATCGGAACTGACGGAATTCACGGCGGAACGCCGCGGCACGTCGGGCTGGGAGAAACGGCCCGGGATGGTACGGAACGAGAGCCTCGACCACCTCGTGCAGGCGCGTGCTCTTCATATCCACCTCGGTGCCGAAAAGATCGACTGGTCCGCGCCGGCGAAACCATGGGCGATCCTGTCGGAGGAGAATGAGTTCGTTGTGCGAGTCGGAACGAAAACAGACCCGGTGCCCGAGACGGCAGATCAAGCATCTGTCCAGCCCTCTGGCCGCGTTGCGGCGCGCGGAGGGTGGATCAAGCGAAGGGACAAATGGCTGTGAGCTACACCGTTGAACAGTACCAGACCCTTTGCAGCGCAATCGCTAAGGGCGTGACCTCACTAGAGCAGAACGGCGAGAAGGTGACGTACCGGAGCCTGGCGGAGATGCGCCAGATCAAGCGCGAGATGGAACAGGGCCTCGGGCTCGTCCCATCTCCGCGCACCCATTACCCGGCGTTCCGCAAGGGGTGACATCATGAACATGGTCGAACGGGCCATCCTGGCGGTTGCGCCGGGATGGGCTGCACAGCGCGCGCGTTCGCGGGCCGTTACCGCGCATTTCGACGGGGCAACCGTCGGCCGGCGCTCCTCCACCCTGCGTCCCAGCGGGACCGACGCCGACGGCGCTGCCCGGAATCGCCAGCGGATGTCCTTCTTCGCCCGCGACATGGTCCGGAACACGCCTTTCGCCACCCGGGCACAGGCGGTCATTACCGGCAATACTGTGGGCGACGGCATCATCCCGAAAGTGTCGGTCAGTTATCCCAAGCTGCGGAAGACGGCGCTGAAACTGGTCAGTGCGCGGGGGCTGAAGCGGATCGAAGAGCATTTCGACACGACGCGCGTCGATCGGGCAGGGCTGCTCAACCTCTACGGCCTCCAGCGGCTGGCGATGAACACGGTGATCGACGCCGGGGAGTGCCTGATCCGTATCCATAACGACGCACTCGTCCCGGGTGCGCTGCCGCTGCAGCTCGAAGTTCTGGAACCGGATTATCTCGATCAGTCGAAGGTGGGCTGGGGGTCCGGCGGAGGCGATATTCGCAATGGCATCGAATATGATGCCGCCGGGCGGCGCATCGCTTACTGGTTGTTTCCGGCGCATCCGGGGTCGGACTGGCCTGGCAACCGGGGAGCCACGGTCTCCCAACGCGTACCGGCCGACGAAATCCTTCACTTGTTCCGGGTCGACCGGCCCGGCCAGCAACGCGGTGTGACATGGTTTGCGCCGGTGATGATGCGCCTGCAGGACCTTGCCGATCACGAGGATGCGCAATTGATGCGGCAGAAGATCGCGGCCTGTTTCGCTGCATTCCGTGTGTTGGGTGAGGGTGGGACCAGCGAAGTCCCGACCGATATCATGCCAGGCATGATCTATGATCTGGGCGACGGAGAGGACGTGAAGTTCGCCGTTCCGCCGGGCGTGGAAGGATATGACGAGTTCACCCGTTCGGTGCTGCGGTCGGTCGCAGCCGGCATGGGGATCACCTACGAGGCGCTGACCGGTGATCTCGCGCAGGTCAACTTCTCGTCGGCCCGCATGGGCCGGCTGGAGATGGATGCCAATGTCAGTGCCTGGCAATGGCTGATGCTGATGCCGCAGATGATGCAGCCTCTCTCAAGGGTTTTCGTCGATGCGTGGCAGGCGGTGGATGCGGAAGAATTCGCTGCCGCAGGTCTGCCGGATGACATCTGGCAGCATATCGGGCTGAGCTGGGTGCCGCCGCGCAAGATCATCGTCGATCCGGCCCGAGAGTTCGCCGCACTGCGAGAGGCTGTCCGGTCGGGTTTTGCATCCCGCCAGCAGGTGGTTCGCATGCTGGGCATCGACCCCGAACGGCTGCTGGAGGAGCAGGCGCAGGATAAGGAGGAGGCAGATCGGCTTGGTCTTCCCTTCGACAGTGATCCCCGTGCCGACGTTTCGCGTCAATCGAAGATGGAGGACGACGCGAGCGGGCGCGTCACGAGCCTTCTGCATGCGATCCGGCAGGCGCATCCCGCGGCTTTTCATGCCGTTGTCGAAACTCTCGCAGCCTGAAGAGGACATCATGAACGAACTGCTGCTCTACGGGACGGTCGGATCGTCCTGGTGGGATGAGGATTGCTTCACCGCGAAGAGCGTGCGCGAGGCACTGGCGGGGCTGACGGGCCCCCTGACGGTGCGCCTGAACTCCGGCGGCGGAATCGCAAGCGAGGGGCAGGCGATCTATACCGCGCTTCGCGGTCACCCCGGCACCGTCGCGATCGTCGTTGAAGGTGTCGCAGCATCGGCGGCAAGCCTGATCGCCATGGCAGGGGACACGATCACCATGTCCCCCGGTGCGATGATGATGATCCATGACCCGGCACAGGATTACCTCGGCGAACGAGGTACATCGGAAGCACATCGGAAGGCGGCGGAGACGCTCGACGTGATCGCCAACGCATATGCCGGCATCTACGCGGCCCGCTCCGGCATGTCGGTCGATGACGCGCGCGCTGTCATGAAGGCGGAGACCTATTACGACGGTCCCGGAGCCATGGAGGCAGGTTTTGCGACCGCAGTGGAGGAGGAGGGCGAAGAACTCGCCCCCGCCGCCTTCGATTACCGCATTTATCAGCACGCGCCGAACCGCTTGCTGACTGCCGCAGGCGCACTCTCGCGCCAGCGACCCCGTGCAACGGTTCTGGCCATGATGGTCGGTGCCGCCAATCCACCCGGCAAGAAAGGGAAACCCATGCCGAAGAGCAAGGTGACGGCGGCGACTGCCGCCGATGAGGACGATATCACCTCCGAAGAGGAAGAGGATGTCACGGCTGAGGCGGAAGACGACATTACCGCGGAGACCGAAGACGAGGTGACCTCCGAAGAGGAGGATGAAGTCGACGCGTCCGAAGAAGACGAAGTCGAGGCCTCAGGCGCCCGTGCGGTCGCGATCATCAATATGTGCGCGCGCCACGGTGTCAGTTCCGCCAAGGCGGCCGATTACATCGGGCGCGGCATGAGCATGCAGCAGGTTTACGCCGCCATCAAAGGAAAAGGGGGTGAGAAGGTGAAGATCGATGGTCGTGGTCCGTCGACGCGCATCAGCCGCGATGAGACCGATACGAAGCTCGAAGGTATGATCGGTGCCCTGATGGGTAAATCCGATGGTCCAGCGGCGAGCTACCGCGGGCTCAGGGTTCGGCGTCTGGCCATGGAGCTCGGAGCGCCGAAGGGCCGGGTCTGGGGCTTCGATGAGAATGAGGCCGTCCGCCGCGGCATGCGTGCGACCACGATGATGGGAGGTGCGATTGGCGTGAGCGATTTTGCCTACATCACTACGGAGGTGATGAAGCGCTCGCTGATGGCGGAGTATACCCGGCGCGCCCCGCAGTGGCAGCTGGTCACAGGGCAGGCAATCACCGCAGCCGACTTCCGTGAGATCTACGCTGTCCGCTTCGGGGGTGACTTCCAGCTCAAGGAGGTCAAGGAGAACGGTGAGTACGAATCTGCTACCCTCGTTGATGAGGCTGAAGGCCTGAAGGTTCATCGTCGTGGCCGCACCATCACGCTGACCTTCGAGGCGGTCGTCAACGACGACATGGGAGCCTTTGCCCGCATCCCGCGCGAGTTCGCCCAGGCGGCGCGCACGATGGAAAACAGCATCGTCTGGTCGCTGATCCGGGGCAATGCCGTGCTGAAGTCGGACGGAAAAACCCTGTTCCACGCCGACCACGGCAACCTTGCCGCTTCGGGAGGAGCCATTTCGGTCACCACCATCGCCGCTGCCCGTAAAGCCATGGCGGAGGCTCGTGTCTTCGGTTCGAAAGACCCGGATGACTTTATTGCCCCCGAGGCTGAGCTTCTGATCGTGCCGCCGGCGCTGGAACTCGCGGCTCTGCAGTTCACCGCGGACATCGTTCCCGCCAAGGCAGCTGACACCAACCCCTACCGGTCGCGTTTCAAAGTAGAGACCGTGCCCAACCTCGGCCAGATCGCCGGCGGGTCCGATACCGCCTGGTACTTGATCGATCCTGACCTGCCGCCGGTGCAGCACGCCTATCTTGATGGCTATGAGGCGCCGACGGTGGAGACGATCGAAGGCATGAATCCCGATGCGATCAAGATGAACGCCCGCCACATCTTCGGTGCCGCCGCGATCGAGTTCCGCGGCGCTTACAAGAACTCCGGCGCCTGATCCCGGCGCTGAGATGACCTGACGGACGGGCGCCTTCGGGCGCCCTTTCAAACCTCGGCCCCCTCAAACCTCGGAGTTTACTATGAAAAACTACAAGATGCCGGGTGAAAACATCACCCTTCCGGCACCGGCAGATGTGCTTTCGGGTCAGGCGCAGCTCGTGGGCGCGATCTTCGGTGTCGCACAGTTCGATGCAACCGCGGGCGAGGCATGCGTGTATGTCCGGCGCGGCGTATTCGTCCTTCCGAAGACCTCGGCGCAGGCGTGGACTGCCGGCGCGAAGATTTACTGGGACGATACCAACAAGGTCGCCACGACGACGGCCTCTGGCAATACGCTCGTGGGCGCTGCCGCTGCCCCTGCGGCTAACCCGTCGGCGGCTGGCGACGTGCTGCTCGACGGCGTGATCCGCTGATCTGATGACCAGCATCTTCGACGGCATGGCGGGTCTGATCGCGGGCGTCCTGGGACGCCCCGATATTCTCTATCTCCCGGCCAGCGGCGTCGATCGCACCGTGCAGTCGATCTTTCGCGAAGCCCCGGTCGAGGCTCAGAACAGCGAAGGTGTCGCGGTGCTCATCACCTCGCCCAGCTGGCGCGTCGAACGTCACCTCGTGCCGGAGATCGCGCGCGGTGACCGGATAGAGCCCGGGAACGGCAAGCGCTACCGGGTGAAGAACGTCTGGCCGTCCGGGTCCCCTGCCGCGGATGCAGTGGTCCTCTGCGAGCTGACGGAGGATATCTGATGGGGGCGTGGCGGACAGCCTTCCGGACGACGGCGCGCGCAGCCCTTGCCGAGGTACCACGCTTCTCTTCCGTCAAGGTCTTGCCAGCGTGGCGTGGCAACGTGGATGAGGAGACACTTCCTGTCCTCGGTGTTGTGACCCCCGATGAGCGGATCACGCTCTCCGCGCGCGGCGCGACTGAACGCGGAACGCTCCTGCAGGTCGTCGTCAAACGTCTTGGTGGCGACGAGGTCGAGGATGACCTCGACATCGATGCGGAAGCGATCGAACAGGCTTTGTTCGCGGCCTTTCTGAGTGCCAGCACGATCTGCAAACCCGAAGGGATCAGCCTCATGGTCGAGGATCACGCCTCGCGCGCCCTTGGAACGCTGATCTGCACATTTCGCATCACCTCATTTCAGCCGCTGTCCCGCGGCTGACCCTCATCCCTCAGTAATGGAGATCGACGATGGCCGACGGCATGATCGGTTATGGCAGCAGCGTCCGCATTGGGCGTGGCGCCACGCCCACCTGGACTGACCTCGAACTGGTCGGAGACCTCGATCTCCCGGATGAGCAGGTCGACGAAGTCGAAGTCACGCACATGAAATCTCCCGGTCGCCGCCGGCAGTTCATTTCCGGTCTCATCGACGGCGGTGAGGTGGCAATCCCCACCAACCTCGTGCCCGGCAACCCGACCAACGTGCTCCTCCTCGCGATCAAGGCAAGCGGTGAGCAGGTCCTGATCGAGATTACCCTGACAGAGGATGGCGCGCCTGAGACCTATTCGGGATTCCTGAAATCCTATGCCCGGTCGGCGCCGATCGCGGACAAGATGACCGCGACGGCCACCTTCCGGCTCTCGGAGCAGGTGGTGACCTGATGGCGAACACGTTTCTGGGGGAGGTGACGGCTGGCGCTCATGGCGCGCGCTACACTCTCCGGCTCGATTTCAACGCCATGTGCGCGTTCGAGGAGGCCTCGGGTGGCAAAAGCTCGTTCGACCTTCTGGCGCGGTATGAGATCGGTGCCATCCGTGCCATCGAGATGCGGCTTCTCGTCTGGTCGGCACTGCAGCATCACCATCCCGATGCCACAGAAGAGACAGCCGGGGACCTCCTGTCGGCGGATGGTCAGATCTTACATCAGCTCATCGCGGCGGCGGCACCGGATGCGCCGCAGGAGGCGAAGGGCCGGAGAAAAAAGAAATAGGCCCGGTTGCCGGACGCCCGGGCTGGGCCGCGATGCTTGAGGCCTATGTCGCGGCGGGCTTCGATCCCCGGTCCTTCTGGGGCCTGACGATGCGGCTCTATCAGGTGCATATGCTCGGGGCTCGCCGTCGTCTGCAGAGCGAAGCGGACGCGCGGCTGACACAGGCCTGGTTGACGGTTGCGCTTGGAAATCAGCGCAGACTACCCAAGCTCAAGTCGCTCCTGAAGCGCCATGAGTCGCAGGACCCGGAACTTGCGCTTCGCAGCCTGTCTGCGCGGCTCCCGAAAATTACGATAGAGGACTGGCGCGCGCGCCAGAGAGGGTGACATGGCCACGCCGAACAATGCTGCCCTGCGCGCGCGCCTTGGCCTCGACATCGGGCCGTTTCAGTCCGGGCTGGACAAGGCGAGTTCGGAAGCAAAGGGTTTCAGCGGCCGTCTGAGCCGTATGACCAGCGGCATGCGCTCTTCGATGATGTCGCTGGGTGCTGTCTTTGCTGGCGGATTTCTGGGTGGCGCGGCCGTTGCGGCGATCTCCGAGGCCACAAGTCGGGTGCGCGGGCTCGCCACGGAAGTGGCTTCCGTCGGTGACGAAGCGAAGCGCGCGGGTATGAGTACCAAGGCATTTCAGGAGTGGAAGTTCGTTGCCGATCAGAACCGCATCGGCGTGGACAGCCTTGTGGATGGCTTCAAGGAGTTGAACCTGCGGGCCGATGAATTCGTGCTGACCGGACAAGGCTCTGCGGCCGAGGCGTTTCAGCGTCTCGGCTACGGTGCTGAAGAGTTGAAGGAGAAGCTGAAGAACCCGTCCGAGCTGATGCTGGAAATCATCGGGCGCCTTCAGAAAATGGACCGTGCCGCCCAGATCAGGATTTCGGACGAATTGTTCGGCGGCTCCGCTGGCGAGCGGTTCGTCGAACTGCTGGATCAGGGCGAGGCGGGTATCCGGCGGACCATCGACCAGGCCAACGAGCTGGGTATCGTCATGGATGACGAGTTGATCGCCAAGGCCGCCGAGGTCGACCGGCAGTTCAATCTGATCGCAACCACAGTGGGGACGACGCTCAAATCCGCGATCGTGTCTGCTGCCGCGTCGCTTTCAGATTTTATCGACGGATATCGTTCGTTCGAGAACCAGCGGGATACCACGCTGCAAAACCGCCAGTCGGAAATAATGAAGGAGAAGGTGCGGCTGAATGAAATGATGAAGCGTATGGCGGGCCGTCCGTCCGGCATGCGCAGCACGGGTCAGATCAGCCAGCGCCTCCGCGATCTGAACGCTGAAGAGGATGAGATCATCGGCATCCTGTCGAGCCGGCAGGAGACGACCTGGAAGCCTCAGAACGACAACTGGGTGCCTCCCGTCTTCATCCCCAGTGGCGGGTCTGGCAAGGGTAAGGGATCAGGCGGAAGGGGCGGCGCCGCTAAGCCGAAACAGGACGAATACTCTGCTGCCGTTGCGTCCATCCGCGAGGAAACCCGTGCTCTGGAGGCGCAGTCCGACGCGTTCAGCAAGGCGGAAGCCTCAGGGCGGACCTATGCGGATGCCGTGGAATACGCGCGGCGGCGCGCCGAGCTGATGACCGCCGTGCAGAAGGCCGGCCTGAAGGTTACGCCGGAACTGGAGGCGCAGATCGAAAGCCTTGCCTCCGCCTATTCCGTGGCCGCCCAGGGCGCTGAGGACGCCGCGGACCGGATGCAGGAGTTGCAGGACAATGGAGAGCGCGGCAGCAACGCGGTCGCCAACCTGTTTCTGGCAGCAACCGAAGGGTCGGATATGGCGCGGCAGGCATTGGCGCAGCTGCTCGCCCAGATTGCCCAGGCACAGGCCCTCAAGGGCTTCGCGGCCCTCGCCGGAGCCGGCGGGGCGACAGGCGGGATTTTCAGCTTTCTGGGCAGCCTGATCGGATCGAACGCCAACGGCACGGATAACTGGCGTGGCGGATGGACTTGGGTCAATGAACGGGGGGGTGAACTGATGAACCTGCCGAATGGCACCCAGATCATTCCGCATGATATCTCGAAGCGGATGGCAGACTCAGCCGATCGCGGCATGGCTGTCGACATTTCGCTGAATACCGATCTCTTCACCGCAACAGTGCGGAAGGTATCGGTCGATGCCGCGACCGGTGTCGTCGGTCAATATGACCGGCAGGTCGCGCGCGAGACGGTATCAAAAGCCATGCGCGATCCCCGGGTGCGCTGATGGCGATTCTTTCTCAGACCCTCAGCCTCGATGACTTCTTCGATGGCCTCAGGGTCCAGAGCTGTACCTTCGCGCTTTCCGATCCGCGCGTGTCTGCAGGCGAGACCGGGGCGGGGGATGGCCTGACGGCCGATGTCGGCTCTGAGCTCTGGTCCGGGACCTGTACGCTTGTCCCGGCTTATCACGCCGACGCCGAGGCGGTCGCCGCGAAGCTCTACCGGCTTCAGCGATCGGGCAGCGCGTTCATGGTGTACAATCCCCGACGTCCGGGTGCTGCACTCGCCGGTGCGCAGATCAGCGCCATCGGCAGCGACCGGACAACAATCACGATCCCGAATGCGACCAGTGTCGCCGTTGGGGCATTCCTTTCGTTTTCCTATCTGAGTGACCCGGTGCGCTATGCCTTGCATCAGGTTGTCGCCAAGTCGGGCAACACCCTCGAAATCGTGCCGCGCCTCCGGCACGGTGCGGTGATAGGGATGCCGCTCACCTTCCTGCGACCGGCCTGTAAGGGATACATCCGCCCGGGGTCCGTCAACACGGGGCTGGGCGATCCGCTGCTCACGACCGGCATGACCTTCAACTGGAGACAGACCCTGCGATGAAGTCGTGGAGTGCCGCCCGGCTCGCCGCCCGCACCACGCGGCGCGGCCTGAAAACACGTCTGCTGCTCTGGATTGCCGCCCGGAACCGGGAGACAGGTGGCATCGAGGGTATCGGATTCTGGAACGGGGATGATCATCAGACCATTGCCGGTCGGCCCTACTTCGGGGCGGAGAACCTGCAGGCGGTTGGAACGCTTGTCTCAGAGGTGGGTCTCACGATCCGGTATCTCGATGTAAGTTTTGCGGGTGTGACGCCGGAGGTCCTGCAGGCCGCACGCGGCTTTGACCTGAAGGGTGCGGCGGCCGAGCTGCACCGGGTGGACTTCGATCTGATCTCGGACGAGCTGACCGGCAGTCCGGAACGTCTTTTCAAGGGATGGATCGACAAGTCGATCATCAACACGCCGCCGGTCGGTTCGTCCGGTGCGACGGTAGAGCTGTCCCTCGCGAGTGCCAGCCGGGCGCTTACCCGCACACTGACCACGAAATATTCCGACGCCAGCCAGCGACTGCGCGATGCGAATGACCGATTCTTCGCGGATGCGGAGATTTCCGCGCAGCCGATGTGGGGCGCACGCCAGACAGGGGGCCGGAGACGATGAACAGGCAGATGATGCTCTTCGACTATATCGCTGCTGTCTGGTCACGCCCGATGGATGACGGCCACGATTGCGCCCGGTTCGCGGATGACTGGTATCGTGCCGTGCACGGCGAAAGCCTGATGCCGTTCAATTACCGCTCGCAGGGGCGCGCGCTCGCCCGGCTGCGCAAGATGGGCTTTGCCGATCATGTCGCCTATCTGGCGACCCGTCTGGAGGAATGCCCGGTCGCTCTGGGTCAGGTGGGCGATATCGCCGCTGTGCCCGGCCAGCAATATCCCGCCCTTGGGATCGTGCAGGGGGAAGGTATCTACGCGCCGATGCCAACGGGCAAGATCGTCGTGCCCCTTACTGCGGCCGAACGGATGTTCCGGCTATGAGACGGCTGCTGCTCGCCACGACGCTTTTGGCCGGTCTCTGGGCGGCTCCCGCTGCCGCCGATCCGGTCTCTTTCGCGCTGCTCGCCAATGGCGCAAGCTTCTGGTCAGCCTTCGGGGCGACGATCGGCAGTGTGGCGCTGCGCCTCGGCGCTGTCGTGGGCGCGTCGCTGCTGTCGCAGAAGCTGGCTGCCAGAAAGGCGGTCGGCTCCGGCGGCGTGAAGTTGCAGACGACAGTGGGCGGCATCACGCCCCAGACCTTCGTGATGGGGCGCTACGCCACTGCCGGACAGCTGGCAGCCCCGCTTATGACCGGGGCCACAACGCCGGGTCACACCCCGAACCCGGTGCTGTTCTACATCATGGCGCTTGGCTGTCGGCCGGGTCAGACGGTACGGCGTGTCATCATCAATGACGATTACGCCGAGCTCGGCGAGGAGATGATCAACCGCGCCGGGCTCGGTGAAGTGCTCCCGGTCCTCGGCAAGTATTCAGACGCCGCATTCCTGCGTCATTATGACGGCAGCCAGACGGTGGTTGACCCGGTGTTGAGCCAGCATTTCGGCACCGCCGCGAACCGGCCATGGGGATCGGACCGGATCGGGCATGGCATCCCCTACGCCGTGGCTATGTTCAAATTCGACGCCAGGGTCTGGTCGGGTCAGCCGTCGATCCGCTTCGAAGTGGACGGCGCGCCGCTCTACGATCCACGCTTCGACAGCACGATGGGCGGCTCTGGTCCGCAGCGGTGGTCCGATCAGGCGACCTGGGCACAGACCGCGAATCTTGCGGTGATGATCTACAACCTGCTGCGCGGTATCCGCCTGCCTGACGGAAATATTTACGGTGGGAGTGCCGCGGCAGAAGACCTGCCTCTTGCGAACTGGTTCGCAGCGATGAATGCCTGCGATGCTCTTGTGGATCTGGAAGCAGGCGGCAGCGAGCCCGCCTATCACGGCGGTACGGAGGTCTCCGTCGATGAGGACCCGGCGGACGTCATCGAGCGCCTGCTGGCGGGTTGCGATGGGCAGCTGGTGGAAGCCGGCGGCGTCTGGCGTATCCGCATCGGTCCGCCGGCGCTGCCCGTGCTGTTCCTGACGGAGACCGACGATATCCTTGTTACCTCTGCGCAGACGCTCGACCAGTTCCCGGGCGACGCCGATCTCTACAACGGTATTCAGGCGGCATATGTCGACCCTGCCGCGCTCTGGGCGGAGAAGGACGCGCCGCCGCGCTACAATGCGGCGTGGGAGGCCGAAGACGGGCAGCGCCGGGTGGCGGAGCTTCAGTTGCCGGTGGTGACGAGCGCGACGCAGGCGCAGCGGCTGATGGAGGCGAACCTCGCCGACAACCGGCGTTTCCGGGTGATCAACATCACGCTCGGGCCGTATGCCTCCATGCTGGAACCTCTCGACAGCATTGCCTGGACGAGCGGGGTCGAGGGGTATACCGGCAAAGTCTTTGAGGTCACGCGGGTCGACGAGGACCTCGGCACCGCCACGGTGACCATCACCGCCCGGGAGCGTGACCAGAGCGATTACAATTGGTCACCTTCACAGGAACTGCCCGTCATCCCATCCGACCCCGGCACCGGGCCTGTGGTCGTACAGGCGGTCCCCGGCTGGACCGTGGCCGCGATCACTTATCGGGACAGCGCGGGCCGTGCGCGGCGCCCTGCGATCCAGATGGGATGGACGCCGGAGGGCGCGGTGGATGCGAAAGGTATCCGCTGGGAAATCCACATGGTCGGCACGGCGGAGATCATCTCAGGGCCGCTCGTCGCGATGGAGGCCGGCGGCGCCATCGTCATGGACGGCATCCTGCCCAATGCGACCTATGAGGTGCGCGCCCGCATCGAGGCGGACCGGCAGACGATGTGGACGAGCCCGGTCACCGTCACCACACCCGACGTGCGCCTCTCCGAACTCGATATCACCTATGGTGAGGGTGTGGTCGAGGAAGTGAATGAGTTCGTCGACGGGTATACGCAGTGGCTGAAGGACAGCACGCGGGACTTGTTGGAAAGCACCCGTCGCAATGTCTTCCGGGATATCGACGCCGACACCGCCGCCTATACCGCGCGTCAGAAAATCAGGCGGGAGGTGACCCAGACCGCGGAAGGGGTGACGGCCAGCTACCGCGAGGAGATCACTGCCGCCACCGGTCCGGGATCGGCACTGGCCCAGCAGCTGACGGAATTGAATGCCACTGTCGCAGGCAAGGCCTCGGCCACGGCCCTCAACGCGCTGACCACCCGCGTCACCACCGCCGAGGGCGACATCGATGCGACGGCGCAGGCGCTCACCGATCTGGCTGTCGTCGTCAACGGCAAGGCCTCGTCAACGGCCGTCAGCGCGCTGCAGACGCAGGTCACCCAGCAGGGCAGTGATATCACCGCCAATGCCAATGCTATCACGGCGCTCGATGTCGCGGTGGGCCGGATGTCTGCCAGCGCGCTGTTCCGGGCCTACACGGTCGCCAACGCCGGGGGGTCGCTGTCGCGGATCGCCCTTCAGGCGGCGGCCTCCTCCGGCGAGGCTAACAGCGCGCGCTCCGCCGCGATCTTTCTGGAGGCGATGTCGGGCGGGCTGAGCCGCGTCGCCATCGTGGCGGATCAGTTCGTCGTCATCAATGGCAGCGCCCGCGAGGCGCCGTTTATCGTCGAGAACGGGGTCCTGAAGGCCAAGGCCTTGCTGGTCGATGAGCTGGTGGTGCGCGGCAACATCGTCACCGGCGCGGTCACGCAGGCCACGACGATCTCGGCAAGCACGCCGCTCGCGCTCTCCGACAATGATGTTGCCCTGCAGCTCGACCTCGGCACCGTGCCGGAGGATGAGACGCTGACCGCCCAGACCAATTTCGTGTGGACCGGCAATAATACCCGCCTCTCGCTCAACTGGTGGTTTCTGGAGGACGGCCTCTGGCTGCTTGGCGATACCGTCGACAGCTTCGGGGGGAAATCCGGCGCGCGTACCGGCTTCATGACGCTCTTGATCCCGGGCGGGGGTCAGCGGCGCGTCATGCTGACCGCGAAATCCAACGGCATATCGATCACCACCCGCCGCCTGACCGTGAAGGTGCCGAAACGATGACCCATGCCGCTGAACTGACCCACTCCGCGCTCATCGACGCGGAGGGCTGTGTGCTGCAGTCCTGGCCAACGGACAGGGCGCCTGACCCGCTGCCCGAGGGGGAGATCGTCGCGATCAGCCCGTGGTATGACCACACGCTGATACGGTGGGACGGGGAGGTCTGGGTGCCGCGCGCGACCTGCGTCGTCGAGGCGGTACCGACCGGGGCGGAGGTTACTGCGCCGGAGGGCACGATCATCGAGGTCTGGGACTTGGAGGCGGACTATCTGCTGGCCACGCTCTCGCCCTCGGAGGCCGACGACTACCGCGTCTCAATCGAGCTGAGTGACCTCGGCCGCTACGCGATTGATGTCCAGCCGCCCTCGCCCTGGCTGCGATCCCGTCTCATCGTGGAGATCATCTGATGGTGGAAGTAAGGCGCAACAGCGCGGCAGTGCTCGCCGCGCGCAAGGCGGTGAAATCCGCCGCAGTGACGCTCAGGCGGCAGGAGGTTGAGAGCGGCACGGCCACGATCGCCGGGGTGCCGATCTGGATCGACGCGACCAGTCAGGGGAAGCTGACCGGGGCTGCGATCGCGGCGGGGCTCGACCCGGCCATGTCGCTCGTCTGGAAGGGCAGCGACGGGGAATTCTATCAGCTCGACGCAGCTGCGGTGATCACACTGGCCCAAGGCGCCATGGCCTTTGTGCAGGCGGCATTTGCCCGCGAGGGCCAGCTGCTGGCGGAAATCACGGCAGCGCCCGATCTGGACGCCCTCTCGCTCATCGACATCGCCACCGGCTGGCCGGGACAGGAGACCTGACATGCTCATGACCCGTCACTATGCGACCGGCACGGTCAGTGTCCCGGCAGGCGGCACCGCTGTCACCGGCGCCGGCACCGGCTGGGCAGGCGCGATCCGCGCGGGCGATGTGCTCTGGATCGCTGGCATCACCTGTCGCATTGCAAGCGTCAACAGCGCGACCTCCGTGACGCTCGCCCGCCCGTGGCCGGGGCCAGCCGCCAGCGCGGCACCCTATGAGGTCTGGCTGACGCCTGACGACGTGCTCTACGGCGAGGCGACCCGGCAGCTGATCGATATGCTGGATGAGGGCGCGCTCTCCGCGCTGTCGGGCGTCACGATGGCGGCAGACAAGGTGCCGTATTTCGACGGTCCCGGAACGGCCACGACAGCGACGCTCACCACCGCCGCGCGCGCGATTCTCGGGCTGTCCGGCGCTGCGGGGGCGGCGAAAATCCCGGTGGTCACGGGCACCGGCACAGCGGCGCTGCGCGATATCGTGGGTGTGGCCGCGCAATCGGGGGGCGTACCAACCGGGGCGCTGATCGAAACGGGGTCCAACAGTAATGGCGCGTATTGGCGGTTTGCAGGCGGGTTTCAGATTTGCATCGTTGGAGAGCGGGCGGTGTCGCACAACGGCGCCGATAACAATCAGCTTCGTGGCAGCTGGTCGTATGCCTTACCCTTTTCTGCGGTTCCGGCCGTCTTTTGGTCGCTCAACCCGTCCCGACAGACGGCTGGTAACGTCGATCGGGCGCGGCTGGCCAATATCTGGACTGAAGCGTTTGTGACTGGCGTCAACCTCTACGCGCTCAAACAACAGTCTGCTGCCGCCTGGGCCGCAGGTGATGTGCTGTCGGGTATCGACCTCGTCGCCGTGGGCCGCTGGCACGCCTGATCTTCAACCCACTTTTTCTGACAAACCCCGCCTCGCGCGGGCTTTTTTCTATGGGAGCACAGAATGCCGATCACCGCCCTTACCAAGATTATCGGGGAGGTCCGCGATGTACGCGGGCGTCCTGTTACCGGCACGCTCACCTTCAAGTCCAGCGGGCTGGGGATTGACGACGCCTTCGTGGCGCCCGCGGAGGTGACAGCCTCGCTCGATGCTTCAGGCGCTTTTGAAGTTGATCTGTGGCCGAACACGGCGGGACTCACGGCCACCAAGTACTCCGTATCGCTTGCAGGCAACGGCCTGAGCCAGACACCGATCCAGATCGGTGACGTTGTGATCCCGGAGAGCGAAACCCCGATTGAGCTCTCTCTGCTCACGAACGGTACGTGGATTGTTCCGGGCAAGAAATACGTCCAGCTGACGCAGTCGGCCTATGACGCTCTGCCCGCCAAAGCGGCTGACACGATCTACATCGTCGTGGAGGGCTGACCCGTGGCCGATATAGTCAGAATGTATAGCGGTCCTCTGCGGGTGAGGGCGATCTACCATGCCGACGTGCTGATCTGGTCTGAAGCCGGCACAGTGCCCGCCGGAGTGGTCGCGTGGTCCGGTTCAGCGACAGACCGTGCCGGCGAAATTGAAGTTCGTCTGCTGTCTGAGCCGCCGGAGGGGGCGGACGCCGTTTATATCATCGATGGCGTCGAGCGGCTTGTAACCAGCTCTCCACAGCAGGGCGGCCGCTTCATCATTTCCGACGGCATCATTGCCGGTGCGCCGCAATCCATGCAGGTAGCCTGGCGGAATGCAGCCGGACGCGGTCCGCTTGGCACGGCGCAGGTTGTCGAAAGCGCGCTGGATGAAGTTGAGCTGATCAGCCCACCGGTACTGCTCATTTCCAATCTGGTGCTCACGGGCGGTGAGGTGGGCCGCGAAAGAGCCAACTGGGGTGCAGGTGTTACCGCCGGACCGGGCGGGTGGGTCGAATGGAACGGATCGGAGTGGATACCGAGCACACAGACCGGAGACGAGTTCATCGCCGGCGCGGGAGGCAGCCAGTTTACGTGGGAAGAAGTGGGGACCGATGCGACAGGCCGGACACGCAAGGTAAGAGCGGAGCCAGCGACGGTCTATGCCATGCCAGTCATGGTCACCCCCGCGACTTACACGAGCGCAGGACAGCCGGGGGCGCAGTACATCTCCACACGAGCAACATTTTCCGGCTACCCGGCGCCAGATATCAACGGTTTCGTGCAACGCCAGCTCGGCACCACAGGGGCCATTGAATTGGTGGCTGAGACAGGGACCGAGGCAGAAGGTTATCGCTACCGTCCGGCCACCCGTGCCACTGTGGACAGCCTCGGCTTCGAGACCTGGGATTATGGTGCGGGATGGGGGCCGGTTGTTACGGTCCCGGCGGTAGCCCCGACCGTCAGTCTCGCCCGTACGCCCTCTGGGGCAATCACGCAGGGTGATACAGTCACGCTGGATGCGGCTCGAACCGGAACGCCTGATCCGACCCCGGTGTGGGAGATCACCCGCAACGGAGCACCGTTCACCACCGCTGGCGGCACATGGTCGCGGTATATCGACGATATCGAGGACGGCAATTACGTCGTGACGGTGACTGTCACCAACAGCGCCGGCACGGCCACGGATACGCTGTCTTTCACAGCCGCAGCCGCCAGTACTGACGTTCCTCCGTACGTCATCAGCAACCCCAATCTCCCAGCTCTCACGGAGGGCGTCGAGGTAACGGCGCCCGCTGTGACCTTTGGCGGAACGCCTGTCCCGACAGCCAGCCAAAAAATCCAGCGCCGTCTGCCACCAGCGACGACTTGGGAGGACACCGGAACGGGGCTGACCTTTGTCCCAGCGGCCAATTATGTCTACAGCCGCCTTGCCACGGTGAGTAATGGCGTCGGCCCTGCCCTGGTCGTCCGCAGTGCCGAGAGCGGGGCCGTCGTTCAAGTGGACTGGGCATTCACCGAAGTGGACGGTCTTATCACGATCGTCAAGTCTCCGGGGCAGCCTCCGACACCGTCGGTCACAGATATCACGTATAACAGCGCGCGCATCGTTCCCGGAACTGTCGCATCCCCGGCGTTCACCGGCTTTGCGGTGATGCCGAAAGCCGACTGGAACGGCACGAACCCCGAACTGAGCCAGCGGGGCAACCTGCAACAGTTCACAGGGACGCAGTTCAACAGCCCCGCGCCAAAAGTCGATCTGATGGTCTGGCGCAGGAGCGCGAAAGGGCTGTTCACGACGGCTGCCGCGCCAATCGCGCCGGAGTTCGCGGATACGTTTGACGCTGCGACGGGTGACCTTGCCGGCCACCAATCGGACAGCGAGCATATCTGGGCAGCCCCGGTGTCAGGCACGATGCGGATCACCGCCGCAGGACGCCTGCGTGGCACGACGAACAACTCCGGGACTGACCTGCAGCTGACGAATTACGAGCTGCCCACCGCTGGGGGGTATGTTGAGGCTGTCGGCAGACAGATGGGCGGCGGAACTCCGCCCACTGCCGTGCGTCGCACTGGCACCCTGAGTGTAGTCGCGCTCTACGCGGATGCCGCCAACTGCCTGCTTTTGAGCTTTTTCGTCGCGTCGGCAGGCTCTGCGAGCGATGCGATCCTCGTGCAGGAGCGGATCGGCGGGACTGTGACATCGCGGATTACCCACTCCATGCCCGGGCTGGGCGACGCCATCGCTGAGCACACGGCGCGGGTCGTCATCAACCGGTCGACAAAAGCGTTGTCGCTCCTCGTCGATGGCACACAGGTCGGCACCGGGACGTATACCGGCGCCTATCCGGTCGGCTCGAAGTTGGGCGCGCGCTGGCAAGGTTCGACCTCGCAAGCGCCTTCGGAAAATGGTGCAATGCAGTTCGTGGAAATCTCTGCGGGGAGGCTCTGATGCCGGTCTTTGCCTATTCCCGAACGGCCGTGGGAGACTCTGACACACGCCTGACAGGCTCGGTCCAGCTGGCGGCACTGCTGTCAGAGCAGGGCTACGCGGTCGAGCAGTGGAGCGTCGTGGCGGGCGAATACACGACGTCTGACACTCAGACAGCCCAGCCGTTCACCGCGACGAGCTCGTCCGGTCTGGTGACAATTGAGGGCATCATGCCCCCCGGAGCGCGGCTTATCTACACCGATGACCCACAGCGGCAGGCGATTATCCTGCTGCCCGCTGGCGGGACGGTGACGGTCAACAGCCGGACGCCTGCGACCACGGCAGATGAGTATGGGCGGACCATCCATGGGTCCACGGTGAATATCGGCGTGATGACAAGCTCCGTTGGGCTGGCGCGTCCGCACGGTTATGATGGCCGGTCGCGGCCCGGCTATACACAGGTCAATGATACCTATTCACAGTCTAAGCTGGCGACATTCCCGGTTATGCTGACCGCTGGCGATGTCATTAACTGCGCTCTGTCTGAGGTGCCGCTTCTGTCTGCCGCAAACGGCTCTCTCATCACTGAATATCTCTCCCTGACCGTGATGGAGGGGACGGCTCCAAGCGGTGATTTGTTCGCGCCTCAAGTCTGCCGTGCGGCGGGTGTCGCTCCGGTACTGACCGGTATCGACATTGACGCAATCTATGACAGCCTTCCGCGCTATGATGCATCTGAGACAAGCCCGCCTGCCGATCTGGACCTCTACCTCCAATACGCAGAAAAATTCCAAGGCTCCCTCCGGGCAAACTATCAGGCCGGGGATGGCACGTTTAAAGGCGGGTATGGCGAATTCATGCCGAATAATTCCGGTTTCGGGGGGACTGGGTATGGTCGTGGCATGTCGCAGGTGGCTGCGGGCCTTTTCCCGTTGCTCTGGACGAATGCGGGAACAGAGGAGCAGACCAAGCGGGCGCTCCGGGCGATAATCTCGTCCGGAATTCAGCAGGACGGGATAAATACGGGTCCAAACGGCGGCATCTGGACGACCAATTTTCCCATGATCTACCTTGCCCGCCATTTCACGGGCAAAAGCCTGTCGTCGTTCGTCATGGGAGCAAAAGGGGTTGCTCCGCAGAGCGGCGGAAACGTCCTTGGGCAATTCTATCAGGAAACGGCACAAAACCTGCTGCGCTACCGGACACCGCATACGAATTCATCTGATCCGGTGATCTGTAACTTAAGAGAAGTTCTGGCCGTCAACGGGCAGGATATAACAGTAGATAATACAGCGAATACATCAAGGCGCACCTCCAAGCTGGGGTTCCGTGGACTTCTTCTCAAAAGTCAGGACGGCACAAAGTCAAACCGGATGACCGGCCCCACGCCCGGGAATGCCTCGGGTAACTCTTTTGTCGTGACTGTAGAGGGCGCCCATACGTTCGTCGTTGGGGAGCAGGTCTGGTTCTCCGAGGACGGAACCCTAGTTCCGGGAGACCCTAACTGGTCTATCCGGTGGAGAGACAATATCCCAACATACACGCACGTCGACAACCCTGCGGCTGGCGCAGACTATCGAAAACAAGCGGTGGGCGGGGACTTCGTCCTTGTCGCGCAGGCGCTAGGTATTGTTCAGCCGTCATGGACGCCGGTCGTTCAGTATGCAAAGCGCACCCTGCCGATAGAGGGGGCAGCCTTCGGGATTTACCCTTCGGAATTCTCCCCTTACTCCCACATATTTGAGGGCGAAACCATCGTCGCGTCAGACGACCCCACGACGACATGGGGGATGCGCTTGTGGCGGAAGCATTGGTCCACGCTCGAAACCATACCCCAGATCGGAGCCTGACATGCCGCTGTTTACCTATTCCCGCACGGCTATCGGCGATTCCGATACGCGGTTTACCAGTTCCGTTCAGCTTGCAGCACTCTTGTCAGAGCAGGGCTATGCCGTCGAGCAGCTGCATGAGCTGGCGGGGGAGTACACGACCGAGGATCGCGTTGTGCCGCAAAACAGGATCGTCGTGGCACATCTGGCGCAGTCAGAGCCGGTTAGCTGCACTGAGCGCGGAAGCTTCTACCAGCAGCTCATACCGCCAGATTTGACGCGGGACGGAAATCTTGTCCTGATGCAGCGCAACGGGGCAAACAACTCTGTCGATTCAGCATCTCGCACAGAGGCGATTACGACCGCAACAAAGCGCACGTTCAATTCGTCAATGGCCCTGCTTGCCAATGCGCTGGAATACATCACGCCCGGCGTGGACTATGCGCTGGTAGAGCTTGGCGAAGCGGGAACAGGCCGCACCGAGCTTGTAAACGACAACAGCAACGGAGGTCGGCAGTGGCATTTCACAGCCGATATGATTGGTGAGTGTCTGACGGAGTTAAAGAAATACCCGGACCGGATTGCAGAGTTCTGGTATGCGAATGACAGAAGCTATGAGAATAGGTGGCTTCGTGTATTTTCTCCGCTTTATTATGGACAGCTTGAAAATGGTGCGGCCTTCGATCTTCACAATCCTAACCCCGATGTAGCGACAGATAGCGATGTGAAAATTCGAAGCGTCGTTTTCGACCATTGCTTCTGGGATTTTGAAGAATCCGACCCCACTCAGGTTGGCCGGGGTCTTTTCCCGCGCGATATTCCCTTCGACTTGCAGCCGCACAGCCCGTGGTCCTCAAGTATTATAGCCTATCTGGGCATCGAGCGTTTTGCGAAAGACAGCCGGTTCCAGTCTCTCGGCGGCGTGTTCGGCTGCCCAGCCAGTATGTGGCAAACCGATGACGGCAATCACCCCGGTAAAGTGCACTGGGCCGGGCAAGGCGAGGCTGTCTACGGATTTTTCCTCTGGCCGATGCTCAGAGCGGCGGGGGTTACGGTAAATCCCCCGGTTTTGGGAAATCTCACAGTCGGACCGGGAGGGGCTTATGCTGAGGTAGGATTGTCGCAAGGAAACGGCGGCATCCTTTCCACTAAGGCGCTCGTGCACAATATCCAGCCGGACCAGAAATGGCTCGATGAGGCCCCGGAGTTTCAGGAAGTCATGGGGTTCGGCATCCTTCGTGCGGGAGAGCCGCCCAGCCAAGCCTATTTCATCAGCCGCCCCGGCGTGAATCCTGCCATCGACGCAAAATACCTCGGCACTGTGACCATCGTTGGCGGGAAAATCCGGTTCACCATGCAGGTGCCTCTCAAGAAGGGCGACCTGATATTTCCGATGAGGGCCAAGGAGATCAGCGAAACCGCGCCCGCCTTGGCCGGGCCATATTATCGCAGCGACTATGGGAGATATTTCTTCCCCCGCGAGGAGAGCATGATCCGCATGTTCTATCCCGTGGAACATATCCCTGCGTGGTTTGATCCGGCCTCCCCTTGGGGGGTCTCTGGCATTGAGATCAATCAGTGGCAGCAGGGGTTCATGGTTCAGGAAGATGTGCCAGAGACGCACTTCACAACCGCAGGCAATGGACCCTTCTTCCGTCGCACTGACAATCTTCCCACAGGAACGACGAAAATTCGGCACCGGATCATGTGGCGGGTGCCGAACAGCGCCGCATATGTTTCAGCCAACTCCACAAGCCGCTGGCTGGCATCCATCGACACCAACGCATTTGATTTCGGGTATGTCTCGCAGCTGGATTCCATCCGGCTTGAGAGCATCAAGGACGGATCAGGCGGCACAGTCCTTGGTGAAACGCAAATCGGCAGGGTGCATCGCGGTCTCTGGATGCTGCTGGAATTCTACGCCGACTTCAACGAGGGGGCCGCCGGCACCTTCGGCGTTCGGATGAACGGCGAGGCCAACAATGAGGCGTGGACAAAATATCCGTTCAGCCAGAAAGGGACGGGGGCATTCACGACAAGCCGCCCGCTTCGCATCCACGGCATCGCATCCCGGCCAATGAATGCGGGGATCGAGATAGCCTCGCATCAGGTGTGGATCACCTCAGGCGGAACGGAAACCCTATGGATGGAGGTCGCCGGCAACGCAGCGACGGTCAATGCGTCGCCCTACAAAGACCCTGCGTCCGGGAACGCGGTCTAAGCCCTTCGGCGGCGACTCACTGCATAGAGAGCTGCTGTCCCGGCCAGTAAGAACGGGGCGGCGGCGGGGAGTGGAACGGGCGCGGGCGTTACTTCCACTGTCCAAGTTCCGGGGCCATAGCTGCGGGCGTCATCTGTGCTGTCATATCCGTCAGGACCGAAGGAATATGGGTCTGGTGACCCCCCAACTGCAGAGCCGCCCGACCAGCTCAATACCGAAAGATCATCCCCAATCTCTATGTGGAAGCCCGAGTGATATTGAATTGGGGAGTACATAAAAATCAGGCCGTAAGAGGTTACTCCGGCCGCGCTCCAATCTGGCATGCTAGAAAACGTGCTAGAACCTGAATATTGGGAGCCATTGCCTGATGTTATCGAGTAAGTAGCGGTGCGTTCATTCGTTGTGAATTCCAAGGTTGCACCGGCTAAACTTCCTCCGGGCAGCAAAGATTCATCTACGATAAAGCCACCTGTAATTCTTCCGTATGGGGTTATCGGGTAGACGAGTTCCGGGAGCCAGTACATCATCTGCCCGGTATAATTGTACGTCACAATCGCCGCCCCTGCCTGACCGGCCATCAGAGCAGCCGCAGCCGCCAGCGCAAACGCTCTCATCCTCAAATCCCCCGGATTAACCAACGCCTCACGGTCGCGTGAGTCGGGCGATTCGGGCAAGCACAATCTTCATAAACATCAGAGGCCTGCATGATCGTGGTCAGACGCCTGCGCGAGGGTATCGTCGCGCACTTTCCGATCCGGTTCAGCGAGTGGCTGATGCTGTTTCCAGCTGTGGCCATGGGCATCGCCCTGCGGTTTCAGCAGGACATGTTCAGCGTCACGCCCTCGTTTGCGGCAGTTGCCCGATGGGGCGATGAGACGTTCTGGGCAGTCCTGTTGCTCGGATGCGGGGCGATGCGGCTGCTGGCACTCGTGGTCAACGGCACCTTCGCGGGCTTCCGCTGGTCGCCGCATCTGAGGGCGTTGGCCAGCGTAGCGGGGGCACTGACATGGGCGCAGTTCGCCGTCGGTATCCTGAGCGCCGCCGTCTTTGAGGGCGGGACGTGGTCGGGCGTGGTCATGTACTCAACGATGCTCCTGGCGGAGATCGTCAATCTCGCCCGTGCGTCCGGCGATATCCAAGCTGGCCGGGGTGTGGACCGTGAACATCGCTGAACTGGATCTGGAAAAAGCCGCCAATGCCCTCGTCGTGCTGATCCTCGGCCTCGCCGCCGCTTTTGGCTGGAACCGGCGAAAGCAGGCCGCTCCGCAGGAAGAGGTCATGGAGGTCTCTGCCGCGATCGTCAGCGACAAGGCAGCCCGCGAGATCATCGAGGCGCTGGACCGCAATACCGAAGCGCTGGAGCGCAACAGTGAGACCGCAGAGGACATGCGCGATGAAATTCGTGACGTCACCCGGTCGATGTCGTCGCTGGCCGTAGAGCTGGCCCGCAAGAGGTAAGGAGCCTCATCCCATGACAGAGCCTTGGAAGGGCGCCGCGCATCGTGCGGTCGCCGATGATTTCGTGCGCGCGGCTGAGCGGATCGGCTGCGAGGTGGCGGCGATCCGCGCCGTATGGGCAGTGGAGGCGGCGGGGTCTCCCTATCGCCCGGATGGCTCGCTGCAGCGTCGGTTTGAGCCGCACAAGCTGCGGGTGCCGATCGGCGACTATCGCTCCAGCCTGCGCCTGACGGCGGCGCGCCGGGAGGCGCTGTTTCAGCAGGCCTATGCCCGCGATCCGGAGGACGCGCTGCGGGCGACCAGCTGGGGCGGGCCGCAGATTATGGGATTCAACGCCAGCGCCGCCGGCTACATCACTGCGCTCGGCATGGTGCGCGCCATGGCGGAGAGCGAGGCGGAGCAGGTCACCGCGTTTACGACGCTGATCCTGTCATGGGGGCTGGACAGTGCGCTCCGGGCGCATGACTGGCGCACCTTTGCCGCGCGCTACAATGGCTCGGGCAATGTGGCCGAGTATGCGACCAGCATCGAGACGGCTTATCAGGAAATTTCCGGGCAGGCCTCGCCCGTCGTGCTGCGGGCCGGTGCCCGTGGGGAGGCGGTGCGGCGTCTGCAGCTGGCCCTCGGGGTCGAGCCGGACGGCGCCTTCGGCCCGGAGACAGAGGCGGCAGTGCGGATATTTCAGGGGCAGTCCGGCCTGCCGGTGGATGGCATCGTCGGCGCGCGCACTTGGGCGGCATTGGCGCGGCGCCGAGATGCGCAGCCGATTCGCCAGCCCGCGCGGGAGGATCGTCTGGCGCAGATCACCAAGGTCAGCGCCGCCGCGGGCGGGCTGGCCTCGGCCGTCGCGGCCATCGGCGACGCGCTGCCGGAATCGACGCTCAATATCCTTGTCGGCGGCGGGATGATCCTCGGGCTGATTGCGGTGGCGCTATGGGCATTTCAGCGCAGCCGGGGGGTCGCGTGATGGTCATCCTCTACACTGCCCCCGACTGCCAGCCCTGCCGCGCCACCAAGCGTGCGCTTCAGCAACGCGGCATCGCCTATGAGGAGGTTGATCTCAGCCGCGATGCCGAGGCGCTCGCGCGGGTGCGCTCATGGGGCTACCAGTCCGCCCCCGTGGTCTATCTCGGACAAGACCATCACTGGTACGGCTATCGGCCCGATCTGCTCGCGGGGCTGACATGACGTGGCTGCTATCCACCCGCCTCGGCCGCGCGATGGCCGCGCTCGGCGGGATCATCGTGACGCTGCTGCTGGCCTTTGCGGGCGGCAAGCGCGAGGGCCGGCGCGATGCGCGCGCCGATCGCCTGCAGGACTATCAGGACACCCGGCGGAGGATGGACGATGCGGATGTATCTCGCGGCGATGCTGCTGACGATCTGCGCTGGCTGCGCGACCGGTCGCAGCGGTGAGGCGATCTGCGACGGGACGGCGGCGTCCCGGGCGGCGCTTGCTGCCGCGTTGGTTGCAGACGGCGGGCCGCAGAGCCGCGCGGCGGGGCGTGATCTGATCGCGCGGGTGGATGCGGGGTGCCTATCGCCATTGGACAAAGGAAAATTGCGTGGCGCCTTCATATTTCCCTCAAGCGATAAACCATAGTTCACGATGCACGCATGACGTGTGCATTTCAAGGAGGGAGATGGCGCTAAAAGCGTACAGCGCTTGGCCCTAGCCGCGGGCCACCAAAACGTCATCGGGCAGGGGCCGCTGAAGCTCTTTCGCAACAACCCATGGCGCGGTCAGCCATGTCTGCCACTCGACAGGCTCGGTGAGGATAACAGGCATCGCCTTAGGGTGGATTGCGCCCACTTCGGCATTCGGCGGGCAAGTCAAGAAACCATAGAGGTCGTCAGTCGTCTCGCCGTCCTTGACCTTCCGAACTGACCGCCATCCGGGCACATGAATACCCGCGAAGAACGCAGGCGCTTCCGCGTCCCGCAATCTGAACCACGCCACTCCGAGGCCCGGCCCCCGCGGCTCCGCGAAGGCAGTGAGCGGGACGAGGCAGCGATGCGCCACGCCAAGCCAACGTCGCCAATGTGGGGAGCCGGTGTTGCGGACATTCGTCACGCCCCGGTCGTAGGGTGCGCCGCGCTGGTGCAGCACAGTCTGCGGCGTGGGCAAGCCCCAGCGCGCCATGACCAGCTCCAGCCCCTCCGCCCCGTGGCGGACAATCGGGGCCATCTGGTCGGGGTAGATTTCGGGCTGCGGCTGAAGGTTGCCCAGCCGATCAAGCGGGGCAGGGGTGAAGAGCTGTCGCATGTAATCCTGCGACTTCTTCGACGCATATAAGTTGCACATATCCCAGTCCTTCTCCTCGCGCCGGCCGAACGGCAGGTGCGGCGACGAATAGGTGACGCACTCGGTGCCATCGGCCAGCACAAGGCCCGGAAACCGCGCCATGAACGCGTTCGCCTCCTCCAGCCCCCGCAGGTGCAGTTCCAGCACGTCCGGGCTGCCCGGCTGGCACTGAGAGGTTGTCGCGTGCTCCGTCAGGCCGATCTGGTGGAGCCACGGCCAGATGTCATTCGCTCCGCGCAACCCGCCCGACGGGACGATTACGCGGAGCGTCACCGGCCAAGCGCGGAGATCAATTTTCCATTGTGGCGTGGAGCGACGGGTCAT